GCAGAGAATATTGCCAAACTTCTAGCAACTTCTCTTCTTGCAATAGGATTGGTATCCAAATCTTTTGGTGTCCAATCTGCTGTAGTTTCGGTTAGCAAAGTAAACTTCTCTGCAATTGCAGGTTCATGCAAGAATGCAGAGAAGTCATCTAAGCCTAATGTTTCATTCAGATATGAATATGCAGTAGCATGAATAGTTTCTTGCGAACCAAACATCATTGCCATTTGTCTTATTTCGTGTTTTGGAAACCATTTGGTAACCATACCAGTCCAATAATCACTCACAGCGCATTCTGTTTGGGCAAACCCTAAAAGAATATTACCAACTAAATGTTTTTCAGCTTCAGTAAGATTTTCATTCCAATCTTTGATATCGCCTTGCATTGGGATTTCAGTATGTAACCAAAAAGCTTGTGCTTGCTTCAACCAACCTTCCGTATAATAATCAGGAAATTCGAATGGTTTGTAAGGTATTCTTTCAGTAAATAGTTTGCTCATCGTTATAAATTATTTTGCTTCTTCTACTGATTGTTTTCTATATTCTGTAATAAGTTTTTTTAGTTCGCCAATTGCTTTTCTTGCTCTTGACTTTGCTGCTTTTGTTGTCCCGTTGTGTTCGGTTTCGAATTGAACGAATAAATCTTTCATTTGTTCAAATAATTCTTGTGAATTTGCCATAAATTTTTTATTTTTTAAATTAAACATACCCAACCCAGAATGGAGTTGGTGAGTATAACTATTGTATATATTGAAAAACGAAATAGAATTTTTAATAAATTTTTTTATCTTTTTTATTATCCTATATTAACCCAATAGAATCTCTTTATTATAATATAGTTACCCCATATTTTCTACATACTTTTTATGTAGAAGTTGTTTTTGAACTAATTGTCCATTAGCAGATTCTTTCGTAGCCATAATTCCATCTGATGATGATGCATCATAAACTTCGATAAATCCAGTATTAGTATCCATCTTACAAGGGAATGTAATTCCATCCGGTCCGAATCTATTTTTCATAACGTGAGCTCTTGCAGTATTATTCAATTTATCTTTTGATTTTCTACTCCAACTCATAATGAAATCTGCATTCATAACCTTTGCATATGAATCCGCAATCTTATCTGCCTCGATTACATCAGAATCAATCGCAGAACGATTTGTTTGAGATGCAGTCCAGATAGGAATTCTTAATTCACCACCCATTCCTCTAAGGTCGATGTATACCCCACCTTGTTCGGCATATGTAGAATCAGTTTTATTGGAATGTGATAATAATAAATCCGCATAATCTACAATGATTAAATCGGGTTTATTTCCTGCGGCAATCATCTTTTCAATATGTAGTTGTAATTTCTTAACTGATACACCCTTTGGTGGGTAGTATTTGATAAGTAACTTACCTTTTAATCCACCAATTTTATGTCTAACTTCTTCTCTCTTATCTTTTAAATCAGCAGAAGGAATGTGAGTAAAAACTGTATCATATCTAGCACCTACATAGTGTTCGGATAATTCCATTGTATAGTGAACTACACTTAATCCGGCTCTAACAGCGGATGCACCTAATGCAGTTAAAATCCAAGTCTTACCAACTCCTGATGGTGCAACGACTACTCCCAATTCACCTGGTCCTAAACCACCATCCATTAAATCCGTAATTGGTTTCCAATCGGTTGGGACGGTATCACGTTTAACATCAGTTGCACGGTCTTCATAATCTAAAATGTAGTCGTGACCTAAATCATTCTCAACACCAACTTTCATTGCTTTATCAACCAAATCTTTGATTTTATCAAAGTTACCTGCTTTCAATAAATCTACTGATTGTAAGATTACTTGTTTTAGGTTTTGGTTTTTACAAAAGGATGAAAATTCATTTTTGATATAATCGGAATCAACATTACCTACTTGTGTGTAGATATGACGTAATTGTTCTATTACAGTAGTTTCTAATCCCTTATTCTCTAACTTTGATATTCGTACTTTAAAAACATCCAATGATGGTGTTTTCTTATACTCATCGTGGTATGATAATATCTCACCTACTATCCATTTATTAGCATCCGATTCAAAGAATTTAGGAGTAACAATTTCAGATATTTGGTCTAAGAATTTTTCATCAGTTAGTAACGCAGATACAACTTTTGATTGAAAGGATTGCCCATACTTCGCTAAGTTGTCTATCTCTTGCATTATTTATCCTCGTTTACTACTTTTTGAACTCTTGTTGCTGATTTCCATTCCGATTTGGGACAGAACCCCCATACACCAGTACTCACTTTTGAATCAGCTTCAGTATTACCTACTCTACGAATAGTTCCTAATTTATTGTCTTTTGTTTCTTTGATTACTTTAATACACTTCATAGTTTTTCTCCATGTTTAAATTGTTATTTAATTATAATATTTCCAAACGTTCCCTTTAACCATTCGTTTAAATCACCAAAGCTATTTGTAACCTTGTACTTTAAACATACCTTCATAAAATCTAATTTATTAAGAGGGTTTAGTGGTTCGTTGAATTTATCCAAAATTTGCATCTTAATGATTCCACTAATATCGGGGTCTTTCAACTGCATCAATTCGTGATTCATTAAAATTTGTTCTTTTGATTCTAAGATATCATTGTATAGTTTGATTTTACCCTTCTTTTCTTCACATAAACGTAGTAAATCATCAACAGATATTTCTACCTCCTCAGTCAGTTCAGGAAACCTCTTTACAAGGGTTTTAATACCACACCCATTAACTCCCGGTATATTATCTGATTTATCACCATCTAAAATACGATAAAGTAATAGGTTTTTGGATTCTAACCCAAATTCATCTTTAATTGCTTTCTTATTGTAAATTTTCTTCTTAGTAGGAGACCAAACGATGGTCTTGTCATTTACCAATTGTAGGAAATCCTTATCGGTAGACATTACCACCGCTTGTTCATCCTCTTTAAGAAGTTGGGTGGCGATATAAGCCATAACATCATCTGCTTCAACACCATCATAAATCATAGTGGTGACAGGTAGTTGATGTAACATTTCTGCTAACCAAACGAATTGTCTCTTCATTGATTCACGTTCATCTTCAACGTTCATCATTTCAGCATATTGACGATTCACTCTTAATTTGTTAGGGTCTCTATCTGCTTTATATCCACTAAATCGTTTTTTACGATTAGCAGAACCACCCTTACCATCGAAAACTACAATAACACGAGTGGGTTGAGTTTGACGGATTGCGTAACCTATTGATTTTAATACACCCGTTACACCAGCAACGTGGTCGCCATCTTCATTCATTGTGGGAATGGATGACCAGCAACGGATGAATGTATTTAATCCATCAATTATAAGAACTCTCGAGTTTTTCGTTTTGGTAGAATTACTCGTATATTCTTTCTCTACCGATTCTAAAATGTTTTTGTATATTGCTTTCAATGCCTTTCTTTTTAGTCATCCATACCGGGACCTGAAACATCTATTTCTAAATCTTCCATATCGATACCATCGGATTTGTATTGTAAAATTGTAGATTCACAAATCTTCTTATAAATTTGTTCTCTAACATCTTCTCTTTCCGTCATCAAAGGAATGAAATCCTTAGATTGGAATTTGATGATTTCACCAGTATCAGTATCGGTATATTCATACCATGCACCGGCTTGTTTTACGATTTTATTGTCTTTCATTACGGACAACCATGAACCATAGTTATCAATACCTCTATCAAAGAAGATATCAAAATCTGCTGCTCTTAATGGTGGGCCCATTCGGTTTTTCACAACTTGTGCTCTAACCTTCATTCCGACAATTCTATCATTACCACCAACTTTAGATTTAATCTGTCCCATTCCTTTCAAACGTAATCTTACGGATGCATGGAATGCCAATGCCTTACCACCACTTGTTGTCCAAGGGTCACCGAACGGCATTGCGTTCATCTTTTGTCTTAATTGGTTTGTGTATACTAATAAGATTTTTTGTCTACCAATCATATTAGTAATCTTTCTCATCGCTTTTGAAATGATGATTGCTTTATCGGTTGCGTAACCATCTTTACCATAATCAGCTGCCAACTCCGTTTTAGTGGATGCTGCTGCAACTGAATCTACTACGATTGTTACTAACCGATTTTTATCAGTTTGTCTAACTTTTTCAATAATGGTTTCAGTAAAATCAAAGATTTGTTCAACTGAATCTGCTGTTACATAAAGTAATTTTTTCACATCCACACCGATTGCTTCTAAAAATTCTCTACTTACTGCTGTTTCAGTATCAATCAATACTGCAACTCCACCTTGCTTTTGCGTTTCCGCAAGTAAGTGGGCCGATAGTAATGATTTACCACTTTGTTCTAATCCCGTTACCTCAACAATTCTACCAACTGGCAAACCACCATAAGGACGATTTGAAATCGCTACATCTAGCATTGCACATCCAGTTGATACCCAACCTTCTACGTTTGTAGGGGTCGAATCATCATCCAAAAAGAATGCTACCTTTTGGTCTTTCGATTGTTTATTTAGCTCACCCGCTAGGATATCGGCTAAATCCAATTCTTCTTTTTTTGCCATAAAATGGGTTTAATTAGTTGTTGAATAAATCATCAAATGCTGCTGCTACATCGTCAGTTTTCTTAGAAACTGGTGGTGTTGATTGTGCAGGTGTTTCTACTGAACCACCTAAATCATGAGATACGGATGGTGTAGGTTTTGCTGATGATAAAGTTTCTGCTGTTACTGAACTTTCGGTTTCTTCTTCATCAGATGTTGCTGATGGATTTAACCAACCTTCCAATACATTCTTCAATTCTGCGTAAGATAACTCTGAATACAATTCAGTAATTTCAGTTTGATTCTCTAAGAATTTAGCAATATCTCCACCTTCTGCTAATGGTGTTTGATTTGGTTTTACTCTAAGAGTAGTTGTTGGATACGAAGTTCCAGCATCTTCTGCTGAAATATATTCAACTGTCAAATCTCTACCTGCATTCGGGTCAGTAATATCACCATAATCGGGGTCTGCTATGTACCCTAAGATTTCTTGATAAACTGTCTTACCAAATCCCCAAAATTTAACACCTTCGTTTTCTTGACCACGAACGATTACAGGAACAAAGGTTCTCAACTTAGGCTCCATTGCCTTTGCTGCTTTCCAATCTTCCTTATCGCCCATTCTTTTAAGTTTGTCTGCAAACTCTACGATTGGGTCAGGTCTGCCGAACGATGCCGGAGATAGATAAGTTTTGTTATTTACGTTGTAGTGAAAATACAATTCGATAAAAGGATTATCCTTATTGAATTTGTAAGGGACGATACGGACTTGTGATTTACCAGGAGTTGGTTTCCATAGTGCATCCGTTTTCTTTTGTGTGTTTTGTAGTTTGTTTAGTCTACCTCTAATTGCGTTAATGTCTAATGCCATTGTTTTTGCCTTTTAAGTTTAATAATTAATTTGTTTTATGGTTTTATTTACGAGTCTTTCCTACTCGCGGTGTGTACTTATAAATATACGAATTACCGATTTTCGTAAAATTATTTTTAACTATTTATTGAGTTTTTTGTTTTAATAAAACTCTATCTTGATATGTTTTTAAGAAAGAGTTAAATCCGATTTTAGCAACATCAATCATATCGAATTTCGGTTGGAAACTCATTTGACCAGACCCACATACTTTGGTTGTCAATTTACTCCATCCGTCAAACGATGATTGGGCAATATCCAATGAAATACCCATAATTCTAGTACACTTAGATGTACTTGCCATATAAGTAACGGCCTGTCTACGGTCACTAACATTGAAATCTTTTCGTTTCGTTTCAATTACTAAAACCGGTGTATCTTGTGTAACAACACCATCAGTTTCATTTACTAAGAAAATTTTAAAATCCAATCTACTTTCAGCATCATCCCATTCCATAAAAACAACATTTTCTCTATCTTCGGTTGACATATCATTTAAGAACGATAAATCATACTTATCACGAACGGAGTTTGAAGGAAATTCACCAATTACATCATATACAAGCAAATCATAAAACCATTCTTGAATTGCTCGTTCTAATACATCATTATCTGGATATTGTGATAATAGATAATTTCTTAATTCTTTTACTAAGACATCTTTTAAACTTGAAGTAACACCTACAAATTTATCAGTTGATTCGAAAAAATAACGAAGTTCATCTTTTGAAATATCAGCTTCTAATACTACACCATTCAATGAAACCAACCCACTACTACCACGAAGTGGTAATGTAAAAGCAAGTTGTTGTGAACCTTTATAATATACATTCAACATTGGAATATCTGAAAGGTAGTTTGGATAGTTTTTATTACTACCTCTCTTACCCATTCTGAAATTCGTTAAAGTAATTTTTCTATCTTCCTCATCTACACCAACGGCATCTAACGTAATAGAATCAAACAATTTACCACCTAATTCCAATCTATCTACATCCGGTCCGTTTTGTGCTTTACCTGTTATATCTACCCACTCAATTAAATTTGGTTGAATTACTTCACTTAAAATTTTATTTTCAGTTGGTGTATCCATGCCATCTACTTTTATTTTATAGGTTCTGCCATTTAAAATATTTCTAGCATCGTAGATAGATAAGATTTCTCGTAATGTTTCAATATACTTACGATATGTTGGAAATGTTCGTTGAAATGGAATAAACATTTCAAATATAACACCACTTTCAATATCAATTGCTTCAGTTGAAACTTCATTAGTTATTGTGTTCCAAACTGACCACAATTTATCTTCTAATGTTTTCACTTTAATTACTAAATCTTCTGAATAGAATCCAATAGTACTAATACCACTTCCATAAATAGAACCAGTATCTTTTTGTTTTTCTTGAATATTTAAATTTTGTACTTGAGAAATATCAAGTCTATTTTTGTTAATGGTCTTTAATGTAGTACCACTACCATCTTGAAAAACTTTAACATAAAATCCTTTTCTAGTGGAATCTTTTAAAATATCAAAAGTGATATTTTTCGCATCAGATGGATAATTTGTTAAAAGTTCAAACCAAAGTTTAGATGGATTAGCACTCAACTTTTTATTGAGTTTATCTGCAGCCAAAGCTACATCTTCTTGTGATTTCATTTGAATTGTTTCTTTCATTTAAATGTGTTTTATGTTTTAATATTAAGCTAAGATACAAAAAATAGTTGATACTACCAACTATTTTATCGTTTATTTTGCCCATTTTCCGTTAGAAACGATTTGAGCTATGATTCCATATACTGAAAGGTCTTGAAATGTATCTTCTAATGATTCTCCAACTAAATCTTGTTTGTTTAAAACTACTAATTGTTTCAAACGTTGGATTTTATCGTTCACTCTAAACCAAAGACCTGTTAATGATAATTTCTTATCATCTTCGGTTTCTAATGATGTACCCACTGCGATGTTTCCTGGTCCATAATTGGATTGTTTCATGCAGAATAATTCATATTGAGTAAACATAATACGTTTAAACTCATCAGTCATTTCTGGATATTGTTTTTCGATTTCTTCTACGAGCTTTGGATTGTCGTATTTGATGAACGCAACCTCATCATCGTTTTGTTCGATTTTGGGTGCGATATTAAGTTCTAACTTATTCTTACTCTCCTGCTTTATGATTCGAGGAGTTTGTGTTGTAGTTTTTGACATATAACCTTTATTAATTTATTTATACAAAGATACGAAAAAAAACTGAAACTACCAAACTTATTGATGAGAATGTTCAATTACTTCAAAAATTCTTGTACTAATTTTTTTCGTTCCTTCGGTATTTGTAACGATAATTGTGTTTTTAAATTTATCCCAATCTATCACAAACTCTTTATCTGCTTTACCACCATTCTCTTCCTTAACTAATTCGTTTAAAGCATTGATAGTGTAAAGTGTATTAGATTGTTTTTTTCTATGAACCAATATTGTATCCTTTAATGGATTTGTTGGTTTATATTGGGTATCTATATTATATGTTATATATAGTTCTTCTAAATTAGCCTTATTTTGTAAGACGTAAATATAGTTGTAAACTATATAATAAGTTTGTTTTATATGTTCTAATGTATTTTGTAACTCATCCTTTGATGTAAAGGTACACAATAGTTGTGTTTGCATTCTTTCTCCTAATTTTATACTCTCTATAATAAGTATAAAAAACGAAATCGAAAGACTTGTTTTACGATTCTAATGGTAATATCTCACCATTTGGTCTTTCACCATCACCAGTGAATGACATTTGAATTCCACCGCCATTTCTACCGGCAGTTCTTTCATTACGAATCGTTAATGAATAATCATCTGGATTATCCGTACCTTTATCGGTTTTAGATACCGGTGATTTATTTTCATCATAATATTGTTTATTATGTGAAAGACCATAACCACCACTTGTTCTAATATTTTCAGTTAATAATACACCTGCTAAGAATACATCTGGTGTCATTCTTGTTTTGAAATTAGGTACATTGTTTTTACCAACAATTTTTTCTAATTTTTCAGGAGTTACTATTTTTTGAATACGTTGAGCATATTCTTTTTTGAACTTACTTAATTCTTTTTGGTACTCACCCCAGAACGTATCAGCTGATACACTACCTAATTCAATTTCTAATTTATTTCTAAGTTCATTTAATTTGTAATAGTATTCGGAACATACATCTGCAATTTCTTTTGTTTCACTTTCATCAAACACATCTGAAAGATTCTGATTCATTAATGATTTTTTTATTAAATCCTGTGTTTTCTTAGTAGTTTCTTCTTTGGTTTCACCTGCGATTAAATCATCTTTAATCATCATAGTATATCCCTTCTCACCTACATACTGACCGAATAAATCTCGTTTAGATTCATCTGGGTGTAATTGAGTTACTGCTTTCATATTCGCAGGACATCCGTATATTCTACCTTCTTTACCGAATTTACAACTTACTAATGATACCGTCTCAACATCACCATCAGTTCCACCCACTCTAATCATATCACCACCAGGAAATGAACCATTTGATGGTAGATAAACTTCTTCACCTCTTGCAAGGGCTTCTTCGTATAATCTATTTTCAGCCAATTGTTTCATTACTGCCGATGCTGCTTCAGAATCTGCATTATTCAAATCAACCATTAAATCATTATAAGAATCTGCAATTGCCGATGCTGCTTCTTCACTTGGAACTTCATATACTCCCAAAATTCCAGCCAATCTATTTTGATGTTGTTTTAATGCATCAACATATTCTTGTGAAATTTGTCCTTTATCTGCATATTCTTGTGCAAGTTTAAGAGTATTAATCAATGCAGGATTTTCAAATGATTGTTTTAAGTAAGCACGAGAATGTTGGTTAGATGGGAATAATGTATTACCATCAGCATCCTTTGGTGCAAAGATACCATGTACACTTTCTCTAATTCTACTCAATACTGGAGATGAATCAAATAATTGTTTTATTCTATCATCATCCTTTGGTTTAACTTCATTTGCTTTACCCAAATCAGGTTTAGCTGCAGCTGTTAAATTCTTTTTTAAACCCGAAAAATCAACTTGGTCTAATTGTGTATATTTTTTAAGTTGATTAACTAATTTTTCAGTTGAGGTTGTACCATCACCAAATATTTTTCTCTTACCACCTAATACGTTAATATAATATTTACTACCACTTGCGTTTGTAGTGATTTTATACTTATCTCTTAATTCATTTGCAATAACACTTTTTTCATCATCTGAAATTGTTTCGTCAAATAACTTTTCAGTCAATTCATAACAATCATTAGCAGTTTTCTTTTGTTCATCACTAAGTGTTATTGAATTTTTATCGATTTGTTCTTTAACTCTTTTAAGTGTAATCCCATTTTCTTTACTAATTTGAGGTTGACCTTTTTTAGGAGCAGGTTCATTGCTTTGTGTTGCTGCTTCAGCCTCTTTTTTATATCTAGCCTGAGTTTCTGGAGTTTGTAATGATGTTCCCTTTGGTGGTTCTTGTTGGGGTTGTTCACCTCCGCCTTGCGGTACATCTTGTTTAGGTTCTGCGTTTGGATTATTAGTTGGTCCACCTTCTTCACCTGCTTTTGCTTTTTGTTTTTCGTATTCCGAAGCAGAAACTACGCTATATTTGCCATTATCATCCTTAGTAAATTTTTGTGAATCTTCTTTATCCTCCTGTCCTTTTACAACATAAAATCCTTGACCAACGTGAGTATATTTCTCATCATCAGGTCCTTCGGTTAGATTTTTTATTAATTCACTTTGAATTTCACTTAAACCCCATTCGGTAAGAATATCTGAAATTATTTCGATGTGTTCTTTCTTAGATAAGATAGGATAACCTTCTTTACTTCTATATGAAAGTTCTCTTAATAATTTTTGTATAAAGTTTTTCTTTTGCATTTATTTACTAATTTATTTTACAAATATACGAAATATATTTGAATTATCCAAATTTTAACAAAACTATTTTATTTTTAATGGATGTGATTATCTATAAATATGTTATTTTATATAAACTGCTAATGTGTTAAAATTTGGAGGTTAGCGCATTATAATTTTGTGTTATTTCCTCAATTGATAATTTTCTATTATACAAATAAAGATTTGCAACATGTCCAAAAGGTTGAGCAACAATATCATTATTACCCACTCCCCAATGTGTGTTTCCACCTGAACCGAAAGCAATTGTATTTCCTGCCTGTGAACCATTTATGTAGAATGTTTGAGATGCACTATCTCCAACTACCGCGTATTGAGTCCAAACCCCAACAAAAGATGTAAGGTCAAATCCTGAACTTCTAAATGCACTATCCCAATATCCTAATGTATTTGTTCCATTAGGAATAGTAATTGGTGTATATTTAGGCGAGTTTGTATAAAGTAATGTTCTAAATCCGGAATTATTATTTATCAATCTTGCCCAAGTTACATAGGTGTATCCCGTTGTTGGTAAAGTTGGGCCTGTTCCGTTTACATCAACTCTATTATTTCCGGTTGTACAATCAAAACATTTTATTCCATTCAATGTAGTAAATGTAGCACCAATCAATGTATGGTTATATGAATTAGTTAAATCATAAACAGTTGTTCCACTACCAGGATAACTTGTTGAATTATTTGCATCTAATTGAAGTAATAATCCATTGGTTATTATAGTAGGTAATATACTAAATCCTTTTGAAAATGAAATTGGCAT